GAGGTCTTTGAGTAGTGGGTTGTAGATAGCCCTGCTGTTCTTTTTCCAACTCTTTTTGGAATTCTTCATACTCTTGCTCCTTCTTTTGTTTAGTAACTCTTATTCGTTCTGATTCTAAATCTAATTTAGTTAAAGCAGCTCGAGCTTCTTCTTCTTTTGTATAGTCCCCGGCTTCTCTTGCTCTAATTAAATTTTCTTTTGCAAGATCAGATGCCATTTTGTTACGGACTTCACTTTCTGACATGTAACCTTTGTCAATGTCATAAGTTTTCTTTTTTGCTTCTGCTAATTCTTTTTGTACATTCTGTGCAAATTGAAGTGCAGCCTCTTTTTCTCTTTCTGCTTCTCTTACTTTGTAGGTTAATTTATCAATTCTTTTTTTAACTTTATCAGAGTATTGATCCATCTCCTCGGATTGCTGTTCATCTGCAACCTCTACTTTTGGAGCAAGTGGTTCTACTTCTTCTGTCTTTACATCTTCGTATTTATCTGGTTTGACTGTGCCGTGAGACTTATCCTCTAGCTCGACTTCTGCGCCTTCGCCTGATGTATCTAGGTCTACTAGCTTATCGTCTTTTGCAGTTTTAAGTTCTGTTTGCATGGTTCCTCCATGTTATAGTATTGTTAATATATCTGCTGGGTCATCAACTGTGCCGAGTATTTCGTCATCATTTAACAACCTAACCTCTCCTCCATCTATTCTGATCCTTGAACCAGCGTATCTGCCAAACACGACCCAATCGCCTTGTTTACACCAAGGGCCATTAGGAAACTTTTCTTTATCTTGATATGCATCGTCACCAACAGCTAATACCATCGCAACGGTTGCAGTCAATTGTGACTCTTCCATAGTTTTGTCAGTTAGTAAAATACCACCTTTTGTTTTATCTTTAGCTTTGAAAGGTAATACTAAAATACGCCAACCAACAGGTTTAGGAAGTTTGTCTAATTCTTTTTTATCTGGCTTTGTAGCCTCTTTTGGATTATCAAATTTTGCTTTTATATGATCTGGTACATATAATGTTTTAGTCATCTAGTTTCTCCTGTTTTTCCAGCAGGCGAGAAAGTTCCTGTTGGCATATGTCAAGCATATGTAGTTTACCAAGAATATACTTATATTCTTCAAAGTTTTCAACCCCTTGTCCTAAAGATTCTACTAAACCTTCTTTAAGTCGTTTTATCTCTTTTTGAAAATTAAAAATTATATATGCGTCACTCATATCAGTGTATTGACCCCTGGTATTTGTTTTTCATACTGTTGGTTTTCTTCATCTTTACTACAATACCATGTTTGTTCAAAACCCTTATTTACTCCATATGATCTGTGCCCACACGCACCTAGTCCTTCTTTAACTGCGAGTTCAACTGATTTTAAATTATAATCATCTCCAAACATCACACCGTTTGGTTTAAGCTTTGGCCACCAATTAATAATATCATCTTTAACTGGATCATACTCATGTGCACCATCTACCATAATAAAATCCACTGATGCTTCTTCGAATCTTTCAAGTATCTTAGGATCGTCTGATCTACCTTGTATCGGTAACACCATATCTCTACCTATAAAAAATCTTAAATTATCTCTGAATATGCGACTGAAGTCTTTAGGTAATTTTATATTTGCGTGTTCTGATGATCCTTCAAAAGTATCAATGCAATAAACTTGCACGTCTATTTTATTAGCATTAAATAATGATGTAGCTAAGTAATGGGTTGACCTACCAAGAAAAGATCCTATCTCTATAATCTTTCCGTCTGGCTCTATTCGATCTACAATCACGTCATATGTTTCTGAATAATTAAACCAACCTGGTATGTTAAAGTACGTNTGTTTCATAGTTAAGTCCTTTTTTCTTTGTCTTAACTATTTGTATATTTTTAGGTGGGATTTTCAACCCTTGTGATTGTGGCCCTTTTTTAGGAGGTACTGTCTTTGTCAGTCTCTTCATTTTTACATGTGCATCCTACGCACCCACATTCATTACAAGATTGTGTGCAATGACACGGACAATCGCATTTCATACAAACCCCCATCATTTTTTCGCCTTTGATATCATATTTTTAACACCTGGCGCTGCTCTAACACCTAATGATACAGAACATGCAAGATATAATAGATGTGTGTAATACTCTGGTAAAGTTTCTAAAATTGCAAACCCACGTTCTATATGTGGTTGCATAAAAGGCAAGAATGCACAAATTGCAGGTATCATTAAGGCTAGTAAAACAAACTCATCTTTCCAGGAACCTTTCATCTGATCGACCGCACTGGCCTCCCACGAAATTTTTCCGGCAATCTGCTGCTCTTTCAGTGTCTTTTGTGCCTTTATCTCAGTTAGTTTTAAGTCTGCTTTGGCTTTTTTTGTCTCAACGAAGCCTTTTACGGCATCTCCCACCATGTTTGCGATGGGGCCAACTAAAAAATTCATCATTTTTTCTTTACTCCCTTAATTTTACCCTTGTTTATGCTTGCGTAAAACACTTTTGCACCTTCTTTCTTGCCATATGTCTTTGCCATGGCCCTTTTTATCTTTTTACCCTTCTTGTTTAGGGGCATTTGTTCTCTCTCTTGCTACTTGTGCACGTAAATTTGCTAAATCGTAGTCTTTTTGTAATTTTTGTGCGTCTAATGTCTGTTTATAGTCAAATTGGTTCTCTCTTAATCCTTGTTGCTCGCCTTTTAACTGCGCATCCATCTCTATTTGTGCTTGTCGTAGTGCTAATTCTTGTTGTTTTAGCAATACAAGTGGATCTGTGTTCTGATCCTGCATTGATTCTGCCTCTTCAACAACCATTTGTTCTGTAATTTTAACAATTTCTTCGTCAATTTTTATTGCTCGTTGCATTTGTAATGCTTGAATTTGTTCTGGTGGCACTTGATCACCAAATTGTGCACGTAATTTTTCTGCTTCTTCTACTAAAGCTTGGTCAACGACCTGTGTAGCTAATAAAGATACGTGTTGCATGATGTGTGATGTCAAATTTAATAAAGCCATAGGATTAGTTTTGACTAAAACTGATGACATAAAGAATCTATGCGCCTTGATGTGTAACTCATGATTTTGTTGTGGAAATGCTTGTAGGTTTGCACCCTTTAGAACCACACTGTGTTCTATAGCTGGATCTTGTGGTTGTGGTCCACGTGGTATAGGTAAAATCTGCTCTACATCTTTTACACCAAGAGCTAAGTACATTCTCCTATAAGCTTCATACAGATTGTGTATTTGTGGATTTGATTGTGCTAATTGTAATTGATTTTGTGCTAAGGTCACACGTTGTGACATTGAGAAAATATTCGGATCTGATACGGGTAATATATCTATAGAGTCAGCAAAATCTAAAACTTTTATTTCTCTAGGCCCACCTTGAACATTGTATGGATATACTGGAGGTAAGGTTAATTTAAAAATGTTAGCTAAAAGAACAAATTCTTTTTTCTGAGCGTAATGTAATCTTTTGTGAACCGCAGACATTACCTTTGTACCACGTTCCATCAATGCCATGGTTGTGCCGACAGGTGTTTGTGAACTACCTATTTCTGATAATTGCATGTCTGCCACTGCAGCAAATTGTTTACCAGCATCTACACAAAAACCTAATAGCTGATACAAGACTTGATCTGGACCCTTATATGGTAAAGACATTAATGCCTCTCTGATTACACCGTTAGGTGCATCTACATCTCTGAACTCACCAGGTTGTAAAGGTTGATCATCGTCACGTATTCTAAGACCTCTTGATTTAAATCCTGCAGGTAGATTTGATAAAGTTCCAGCATCTAACAATTGACGTAAAGCTGTTGTAGCGGTTCTTGTTAATCCACCAATCATGTGTATTAAACCAAAGCCATAAAAACCTAAGCCAGGTAAAAACTTATAATGTACAAAATATTCATTCTTTTTTCTTAGTGGGTCCGTGCTATTGTAATTTCTATAAATGCTCAGAACTTGACCTGATGTACGGTCTATTGTTACAACGTAAGGTAACTTAATACCACTAGGTTCATTTGTTCTAGGGTTCATATCTTCAAAACCCTCTATGTCTAAATCTGCATGTATTTCATACAACTCAGCCATGTCGCTAAGATAGTCTGACTTTGTTCCGTCTATCTGATCTTTTTTCTCCTGTACACCTGAGCTGTATTCATCACCTTCATAAGATTGTAAATCAATATCTAAATAAAAACCTGCAACTTGTTTTTTACGTAAATCATTCATAGACATTTTTATGACTTGAGTTATGCGATCACAACTTTCTAAATCTGATGCACCGTAAGGTACTATTACATCCTCTGCAGGAATAAATTTTGATGTCGCTCTATTTAATGTTTCTTCAAAATAAACTTTTTTAAACGCACTACCTGATAAAGGTAACTGAAATAACAATTGGTCCATCTCAGGATTATACTCTTCCATGTTATGAGTTATCTCATAGTTCATATAATCTTTAACACGTTCAGCAGCTTGTTGTAGTTGAGAGTTGTTTGCTCCAACAACTTGTGTTCTTACAGGACCATCAC